GGCTTTCAACGTACTGTTTTTTAATAAAAGGGTATTGCAAATCTGAGATAATTACGTAACGCTTAATACGTTACCTCTTTCGTTTAGGTTTACCTAACTCTGTACTAATACTATCTATAGTACTACGAATTTTGACAACATCTATTTGTAGGCGTGTCACTTTATCTGCCAAAGAACTTCCACCATTAGGAAACAATTGCGATTTCATTTTAGTCAGTTCAACAGTTGCTCTAATTGTCAAAACAAGAATGGTAACAAGTAAACCAATAATGCCAATTAGTTCGTTTATCATTGTCCGTCAAACCAATTTGGATCATAGAAATCATCATCTTCATCTTCGTCAGGTGCAACAGTAAATTGGTACTTTTCAGCTGCATAATTAATAATGCCAAATACTGAGTGTTGTGGCATATCTTGATTAGCTGCAATTTTAATTGTCTTTTTTTTGCCGTCAAACATTTCTAAACAACAAACAAAGCCTGTAATCAGTTTGCCTTCTTCGTGAGCTGTGTTAATGATTCGTACAAGTTCACTAGCCATAACATCTGGTAATTCAATAACTGTTTTCTTTGCTTTAGGTTTACTCATATCTCAAATACCTTTCCGTCAAGGTCGCCCGATTTAGTAAAGGATATATGAAGGTGGGATACGTGAGGATTAGAGCCTTTGTAGACACGCCAAGCCCAATTTTCTTTTGATGAGGCTATTCGGTGTTGGTGAATAATGTAACTAATTCTTTTGTCGCCTTTGAGTGCAATTGTCTTAATCTGTTCGGCTAATAGCCACGATTCTTTAGATGAGCCTTTAACAAGGTCTGAGTCAATATCTATAGCACGTACCCACCCATTTTTATCTGGGTTATGATCTGAGGCTATGCGTTTTTTGTGTGCTGTGTCGCCTATCCAGCCGTCCGAGCGTTTATCGCGTTTAGGGTATTTAGTATTTATTTCAGAGCGTAATTGCTCAGCTGCTTTACTTAATCTTGGTTTTAACATTAGGGTTCATAGCTCCCATTGAAGCAGCTACGACAGCACCTAATACAGCACGATAATCAAGGGCGAAGTCTGTTGCTTGCCAAGCTGCTAAGAAAGCAATTGCAGCTAGTGATAATTGTTTATAGTTAAAGGATTGCATTGAGTTCATCTTTTGTTAGTCCTGCTATTTCTGCTAACTTTTTAATAGCACTTTCACGTGAGTCTTGTTTGGCTTTATACTCGGCTTCGAGTAGTGCGCGTTCAGCATTGTCGGCTTCGCGTTGAGCAATAAATGCTTCTTTATCTGCACCAGTTAATTCAATAACTTGGTCATCTATACCAATAAAAATCTGTTCTTCTTTAGGTTTAGCCATTGTCATAACTCCTATTGGTTATATCCGTAAACTTGAACTTTGCCTGTAATTGTTCCTGTGTCAGCAACTATATTAAAACCATCATAAGAAGTAGATACTCTGTGTTGGCCACCGCCAGCGTTACCACTTACTGAACCTGTGTAATTCATAGAAGTAGAAGTATAAGTAAATGTTGTTGGAACTGCTAAAAATGGTCTGTACAAATCAAAATTAGCTGTTACATAATGTCCTGTGTTTCCAAAATCCATAGTGCCAGCCCACCAACCACCAGAAACATTTGAACCATATTCAGTTCTTACAGTAGAACTTTCATATTGACCGGCATAGCCATAATAATAACTTGTAGAAGAATCTGTTGAACCTGAACGTAATTTTATTGAAGTTGTATTATCAACAGAATTAGCAGTTAAATCTAAAACTATTTTGTAAAAATCGTATGTTGCACTAAAAATTGTTGGTATTGCTTGACTGGCTACTGCACTAAAACTAGTCGTATTCAGTAAAACCATTCCAGCCTTTTTAGTACCAAGAGCTGTATTCATAGACGCGTCAATAGCGTCACCTAAAGTTTCAATAGCTGTAGCGCCGTCTTTTACAAGATCAGTTGAAGTTGGTACAGCCCAACCATAATTAGGGGTAGTAGTTGCCATTGTTCTAGTTTATCCTTTTCTTAAATAACGTCAAGCCAACGAGTAGCATTATCTAGGTTTTGCCATTGTATTAAAGCGTTGTAGTCTTCCCATTGTACATCTAAAGTTGAGTAAATTGAGTTAGAAACAGACATAGTTAGTTCTAGGTTTTTACGTCCAAGTGTCCAAGTCCAACCCTCAACAAAACCCTCAAAATAGCCCTCAGGTATAAGCCCTACTGGGATATTGTCAAGGTAAAGCAAACTGTCCATAGTCACAGCTAATAAATCGTCTCTAACTGTATTAGTCATATCTGAATGGGCAAGGTTTACCGATACGGCTTCAAGTGACGTTTTAGGTGTTCCTCTGTAATTAACAAAATTTGTGGCTTGTTCTGTTGCGTCAACTGTTTCTGCAAGTATTGTTGATCTAATTTCTTCAAGCAAACCATAATTATTTATTGACGTATCATTTTGTGCTACAACTTCAAGTACTGGGTCATCATATTGTATTACTACGCTGTTAACAATATCTGCTGTTTGCAATCTGGTTTGTATATCAGCATTAACAAGGTCAGCGTCAAGTTCTATCAAATTGGTTGTGTAGTTTTCGCTTCTGCGTTCTGCGTCTGCGTAACCTATCTCAAAATCTGCTGTGTCATACAAATAACCTAAACCTGATTGTTGAGTTATGTCTGTTAATTCGTACGCTTGTTGTACTTGTGCGCTTCTAGCTAGCATTTCGTAACGTCCTGCGTCAATTGTGTCTATGCCTTGTACACCATAGTTAGCCCAAGTTTCAGTTGTAAAATCATTCCAAGTTAAAGTATTACTTATGTCTTCCCAAGCAACAAATAATGTTTCTTCTAAAATACGTTGAATACGTGCCCCGTCAAGTTCTTCAGGGTAAGCAACACCACCAGCGTAACGTTTAACAAGTAAACCAAGAGCACCAATTGCTTGAATCTGTAAAGTGTTAGGTTTACCACCTAAACCAGCGCCCTCAAATCTGTTATAAACACCTGACACTTCACCAGTAAATAATTTTATGTATGCACCTGTTGAGTCAGTAACTTCTATAAGTACTGTGTCAAGTAATTCAACTACAGGACTTGTGCCGTCAAGGTTTAATAGTTCTATGTTGCAATAACTTGGCTGTGTTGCCTCAAAAAAATCATTACGACCATAAGTGATTGTGCCGTCTTCTAAAGTTGTTGACGTTTGTACAACTCCAGCAATTGTTACCCTATATGTTGGTGTATATACTGTCATAGGTTTATCTAAAGCCGAAGTTAAAAGGTTTTATACCTGTTGTTTTATTTGCTGTGTTTTGTACTTTGGTGATTGTTCTAGCTGTGGCTTGTGGATCAATAGCACCTTTAATGTTGTTATAAATGTTAGTAACTGTAGCTGCAGGTCTGTTAAATATAGAATTAGGGTTAGTAGTTTCTGGTATTAGTGCAGGTAATTCTATTCTTCTTTGTGATTCTGTTTGAGCAAATTTTTGCGACAATTCAACAAGTTTTGTAAAAGGGCTAATTATTGCGTTAATGATTTCTAATAATTTTGTAAGATTGTTAATAAAACCAGTTAATCCTTTTTCACTATTTGCTTCTGTAATTCCCACATTTAATCCTGCTAGTTGAGTTGCCATTTCTCTTAATGCTGTACCAAATCCATAACCTGCGTCTTCAGCACTATTACTTTCTTCTGCAAACATTCCAAGAGAGGGTACAACAGATTTCTTTTTACCTGTTAATCCGTCAATAATTCCTTGTAATGCTGGAACAAGGCTGTCTGTTGCAAATTTAGCAAACTTTTCTAAGATAGGTAAAAGAGCTGTTCCTAAACTTTCTTTAGCCTCATCAAAAGCAACTTTAATTCTAGCCATACGACCAGCAAAAGTATTAGCTGCTATGTCAGCCTGACCAGCAAAGTTTTCAGTTAATTGTCTTACAGCTTCATCAAAACTTATAGTTTCTTCTTTAGTAACCTTTATGGTTTTGCCTTGTTTATCAACTGTGTCGTTATATTTACCAGAGGCTTTATCTAAACTTATTTGGGCACGCTCTACAGCGTTCTGTGCTTTTTGGGCTTCAATGCTTTCTGCGCCATTTTTAGTAATTGCTTTGTTTAATCTTTCTTGAGCACTTGCTAAACGTAGCGAAGCGTCTTCGTTTTTAAGTTGTGCTTCTTTAAGGTCTGTTTGTGATACTTTAACCTTTTTAGTTACTGTCTCACTTGTTTTAAGTTCAACACCAAGATTCTTTAATGCCTTAAAATTGCCGTCTGAGGCTTTGGCTAAAGCGTCTGAAACACTTAATAAATCTTTACCTGTGCCTGCTGATATATCAAGTGCTAATGCTTGTAGTTTTTGTGCTTGCGTTAAATCTTTAGTTGAAACTAAAAGTCTTTGTAGGCTTGGTCTAAGTTGATCATCAGCTACGCCAGTTGCTCTAGCTGTTTTGTCAATAAATTCTTCTGTAGCTGCAATTTGTGCGTCAGTTGCTTTAGTTGTATTACGTAAAGTTTGCGCTAAAGACGCTTGAGCCTTTTCGTCTTCTATAGCTGCTTTGACAGCGTCTATGCCTATTTTAATTGCAGCTGCGCCAGCTGCAGCGCCAAGAGCTGCAAAAGCCAAAGCACCTGCTTTTAATGCGCCACCAAGTTTATCGCTAAAACTTCTTGTTTCTTTATCGGCTTTATCAAGCCCGTCAATAAATTGTTTTGTATCAGCTAAAAGCGCAAGTTTGAGCGTCCTAATGTCAGCCATTATAAACCTGCTTTCCAAGCGTCTCTAATTTGTTCATAACCTTTAAGCCATTCCTGAGCGATTGTAGGTTGAAATCTTGACATAGCACGATACAACCACCAACCCTCTTTACCACCCTTGCCAGAGCGTCTAGGAAACTGTTTATATTGCTTTGATCCAAATTCATTACCCATTATCACATAACCAGCACTAAAAGCACTAGAGCCAACTTTTTGCCTACCACCAATACTAAAACTTGGTGCTTTATCTGATTTAGATATTTTAATAGATTCGGCAACAGCTCTAGCTTGTTTAACATTATATGGTGCGTTATTAGCTGCGCCTTTAGCATAATTAGCACCACGTTCGGCTAAACTTTGTGCTATCTTTTTCATATCATTTTTTGCAATATCGTCCATTTTACTAAAAGCGCGAAGAAGCCCACGATAATCTTTATCAACTTTAACTAACTGAATCGCTTTAGCCATTAGTTTGCACGTTCAATATGTCTATAGCCGTTGCCCATATTTCGGGTTCTGCATTGAGCCAATAGTCGGGTGTTATCCCAGTTGCTATTGCCAGTTCTACTGCTATTCGCCCAAGACTTCGGGCTTGGTAAAATTTGCTGTCTCAAAATCAGAAGCTGCAATATCGGTAACTTTACTTTTCCAAGTGTCAAAGTTTTCGATTTTCTTGGTAA